TGCAGATAGTGGAGATTTCTTATTTACAGTACCAGTTATCGTTACTGGAAACTCTGTTTCAGTTACAATGGACGATCTTATAAGATTGTCTATTTCATGTCAGATCAATGGTGCAATAACAAGAAGCACAGTATAATTTGACAAAAACTAAGAAATAACTTAATAATTGCGTATGTCTGCAATCGACAAAATCAGAGACCATTATAATTCTTTAAGTAAAGGCGAAAGCAAATATTTTGAAGAATGGGATCTAACTTTTTACAAAGAACCAATTAATCTTGAGAAAAAGGGTAGATTATTTAAAAAAATGGAACTTGATGCAATCGAGGGTTTGGCATACGCACTTATTGAACTTGCCTTAGACGAACAAGGTAAGAATTTATTTACACTTGAACATAAAATTACATTGATGAAGAAAGCTGATCCAGATGTTTTATCAGAGGCGGCTACTTGGTTAATGAAAACACCTTCAAAAAAAGATATTAAAAAAAAATAGATAACGACTATGACTACAATACAGTAGTCCAATTGGCTGATTATCTGAAATTACCTATACACAAAGTTATGGAGTTCTCAGTAGAGGAGTTTTTAACTTGGATAATATTTTTAGAAGATAAAAGAAAAAGAGAAAAGCACGAAGCAAACTTAGCTCGAAGTAAAGCAAGAACTAGGAGATAAATGACCAAAAAAGTAAATATAGATATAGTCGCAAGAGATAAGACCAAAAGAGCAGTCGAGCAATCAAAAAAAGGTTTAGGTAGCATCAAAACTGCCGCTCTTGCTGTTAGTACAGCTTTAGCTGGTATAGGTGCTGGTAGAGCAATATCAGGTCTTATTCAAGTTGGTAAAGAAGTTGAAAGTTTAAGAGTAAGATTTAAGTTTCTTTTTGGTTCAGCTCAAGAAGGAAATAAAGCATTTGATAATTTAGCAAACTTTGCCGCTAAAGTTCCATTTAGTTTACAAGAAATCTCTGCGGCTTCAGGAAATCTTGCTGTTGTGTCAAAAGATGCAAAAGATTTATCTCGTATATTAGAAATAACTGGTAATGTTGCGGCTGTAACTGGTTTAGATTTTCAGACTACTGCATCTCAAATTCAAAGAGCATTTAGTGGAGGTATAGCCGCCGCCGATGTATTTAGAGAAAAAGGTGTTAGAAGTTTATTAGGTTTTGAACAAGGTGCTAAAGTTTCTATTGATGCAACTATAAAGAGATTTGAAGAAGTATTTGGTAAGGGTGGCAAATTTGGAAACGCAACAGATGAGTTAGCAAATACCTTTGAGGGAACTGTTTCAATGCTTGGAGATAAATTCTTCAAGTTTCAAAATGATGTTAATGAGTCATTTTTTACTGAATTAAAAAAACAGTTTGGTGATTTAAATCAATTTCTTGCAAACAATGAAGATGAGATTGCTGAATTTGGTAGAGAAATTGGTGAAGCACTTGCATCAGGAGTTAAGCTAACCGCTAACGCAGTTATTTTTTTAAGTGATAATTTTGATATTTTAAAAACAGTATTAAAAGCAATAATTGCTGTTCAAATTACTAAATTTTTATTTGCAATGGCTGGAGCTGTTAGTGTTGTAAATGGTCGCATGGTTATTCTCAATGCGACAATGAAAAAGAATTTAATTTTCTTTGCCGCAGGAGCTTTAGTTTTTGGTATAGAAAAAATTACAAAAGCACTTGGATTACTTGGAGATGAAGTAGAAGATAACACCGAAAAGCAACACGGATACAATGACTCTCTGAGAGAATTTGATCGTCAATTAAGAGATCAAAAAGAAACTATTGCAGATGCTTTTAAAACTGAAGAAATTGAAGAAGTTACAACTGCAACAAAAGATATGACTTTGGCTATGTCATTATTTGATGAACAGTTAAATCAACAAAAACAATCTTTAGCTTCCGTAGATGAAGAATATTTAAAAATTATTCAGTCTTTAGGTTTACTTAATGATGCACAAATTAAAACCATGAATGGATTTGATGCACAGAAAGCGGCATCACGAGAGGCTCATAATACTGAAGTACAAACAGCAGAAGAAGCGGCAAAAAAGAATTTAGAAGCCTTTAAAAAAGGTGAGTTTGGCAAGATCAATATGAAAAAATTGACTGACAAACAACTTGGTCAAATGGGTAGAGCCGCACTTCAAGAAGGTGCTAAGATAAACAAAGAAATGTTTAGATTAAACCAAGCATTGATGATTGGTGAGGCAATAATGAATACTGCGGCTGGTGTAACAAAAGCTCTAGCTCAGGGAGGAGCTTTTGGAATACCAATGGCAATAGCAATCGGAGCTATGGGAGCAATACAAATAGCAACAATTGCGGCTCAACAACCACCAGCACAGTTTGGTGGATCAAGACAGCAAGGAACTCCATTTTTAGTTGGAGAGAAAGGTGCTGAATTATTTACACCAGTTACGGCTGGAACAGTAACACCTAATCATCAATTAGGAGATGCACTTGGAGCAACACATATTGTATTCAACATTAACACAGTTGATGCAAAAGGTTTTGGTGCTTTATTAGATACAAGAAAAGCACAAATAGTTAATATGATTAATTCAGCAAGAAATCAGAAAGGACAGAGTAATATTGTATGAGTGGTAGTTTTCCATCAAGCCCATCGCCTATTAGTATTAATATTAAAAATAATCAAACGACACTTGTCAGTACTTCCATATCTGGAAGAAGGCAAGCCAGACAATTACAAAACCAAAGATGGTCAATGGAGGTCAGCTTTCCACCAATGTCAAGATCAGAGTTTGCTCCAATATTTGCATTTATCGTAAAACAAAGAGGAAGAAAAGAAAGTTTTCAATTTACACCAGTTATTATTGATGATGCCTTAGGAAGCGAGACTGGAACAGTTTTAGTAAATGGTTCTCATTCTGTTGCCGATACAACTATAGCTATGGACGGATTTGCTTCTGATGGTGCTGGAAGATTTAAGGCTGGCGATTATATTAAGTTTGGAGGTCATAATAAGGTCTATATGGTTGTAGAAGATGTAACTTCTTCAAGCAATGCGGCTACAGTTACAATTGAACCACCTCTGACTACTGCTTTAGCTAATGACGAGGTTGTAACTTACGATAGTGTTCCATTTACAGTTGCACTCGATAAAGATGTTCAAGAGTTTGGTTTACCAAGCGATGCTTTCTTTAGATATGAAATGAGTTTTATTGAGGTTTTATAATGTCAAGAGGATTACATTCTGATCTTCAAACTGAATTAGCTACAGATCATTTAGAACAAATACATCTTATTGAGTTTGAAATAGGTGGAAGTAGTTTTTTTAGGACTTCAGGATATTTTGATATAGTTTTTGATGGTAACACATACTCTGCTTCAGCAGATTTAGTTAATATTCCAACGATAAATGAATCAAGTCAAATATCAACTTCAAATGTTCAGTTTACTCTTACAAGTGTAGATCAATCATTTTTAACTTTATTTTTAACAAACAATCATATTCATAGACCAGTTACTATTCACCGAGCATATTTGAATGATAGCGGTGCATTAATTAATAACCCATTTAAAATATTCAAAGGATATATTTCAAGTTACACAGTCAATGAAACAACTACATCAAGTCAATTAGTTGTTATATGTCAAAATCATTGGGCTAATTTTGAAATGAAAAAGGGAAGAAGGACTAACGACAATTCTCAACAAATACTTTTTAGTGGAGATACCTTTTTTGAATTTTCAAATTCTTTAATAGTAGATTTAGAATGGGGTAAACAGAATGACAACACCTGATTACAAAGTTATCAAAGCAAAAAAAGAACACATAAAAGAATTACAATACTTTGTTAATACCATGATTAAAAATGCAGATATGGTGTTTCCACCAATAAACATGATGAAAGCCAGTCGATACATTGTAAAAATGATCGAAGACGAGACCATATTATGTTTAGTGCATGATAAAAAAGTTGTCGGTTCTGTTTGCGGTTTGATAAATCAATGGTGGTTTTCAGACACAAAATTATTAGATGAGATGGGTTTTTGGATAGAAAAAGAACATAGGAGTATAGAAACAGCAACAATGCTTTTAAAAGGATTTAAAAAAATAGCAGATAAAAATTTAGTGCCTTGTATGTTAAACACACTTGATGGAAGGGATATTCCATTAAGAGAAAAACTATTTAGTGATTGCGGTTTTCGTAAGGTAGGTTTTAAACATGGGTATGGTTTATAATGTGCGGATCAATACTTGATCCTATAGAGGACATTGTAGAAGATGCTTTTGATATTGTCGAAGATATTTTCGATCCAGTTATGGACATCGTTGATGAAACCATTGATTTTCTTTTTGGTTGGCTAATACCTGATGTTCCAGAGATGCCAAACCTTGATGAGTTGATGGCTGGTGATGGTATATTAGTAAATAAGCGAGATTCAAATACTGCTTTGCCAGTTATTTATGGAACTCGTAAAGTAGGAGGTAATATTGTTTGGTTGGCAACGTCAAATGATAATGAATTTCTATATGTAATATTAGCTTTATGTGAGGGACAAGTTGCAAGGTTTACTGAATTATTTATTGATGATGAACTCTACGCAACATTTACTGGGTCAGATTCTACATTTGGAACAACAACTTTGATTGAAAGTATGAGTTCAGGCGGAGTAAGTACTGCATCTCCAACTAATACTTCTGGTTTA